CGCCGCCTACTGCAACTTTCATTGTTTTGCCTACATGTGATGAAATATCTACGTCATTGTTTTCAACATAATGACCTGCGGCACCAGATCGACCGCCACCTGCTTGGTCGCCGCCACCGCCTCCACCGGCTCCACCATATATATCATATGTGATTGATTGAGTGCCTGCTGGTATGACTAATACTTGAGTAGTACCTGTGTACGTGAAAATTTTTGTTACGGTTGGCATAAGGTTCTACGCCTCCCTTACGAACCAAAGATCTCCATTTGAACCCTGACCGCTAGTAGGTGCTGATGTCTCAACGTACCTGTTACCTGCTACGCTGTTACTACTGTCATCTGATATGACACTGCCACCCCAACGTTTAATAGATTCTGCCACTTGACCAATGCTTGGCGCTTTGGCATTTGAAGTATCTGATGTTGCGATGTTTGACCCTACTGCTCCCAATGTCAAACTGGTTACTTTTAAATCTCCTGTAGATGAATCTGTTGTTAAACCTTTTGTACCTTTGTTAGCATCACCATCATCTGTTAAGTCTGCAACTCTTACGATTTGAGAATAAGATTGATTGTGACCTGCTGACCAAAAGTCTTCTGATACATCATAGAACAATCTTGCATCATCTGTGTCTGAAGTTTCTACAATTATACCTGCGTCTACTTCTGAATTTCCAGTGTTGACTTTTATGAAAGCATCATCTACTGTAATAATACCAGAAGATGTGTTTTCAAATTCACCTGTAATGCTTAGGTTACCTGTAATGGTTGTGTTACCTGTTAAAGTAATATTACCTGTAGTACCAGCAAATGATAAAGGTGTTTTAGTCACTCCGCCATCATTTATTGTAAAACTTAAATTTTTGTCTTGTCTTGTCTGAGCAACTGTTACATCACCCGAACTAGCAGTTATTGTTAATTCTTGTTCATCTCCAACAATTAAACCAGCATCAGCATCAATTGTTAAAGCACCTGTTGTAGTATCTGCCGCGTCTGCTCTTAAAAAATTTCCTCCAGCAATTACACTTGCTGATGTGTTTGTTGTGCCGCTAACATCTACAGCAGTTGCTTGTGTTGAATTTCCTGAGAAACTTGCACCTAGTGTTGAATTTAATGTAATACCTGCCGCGATTGTTGCAAAACCATTTGCCGCCAACGGTGTACCTGACGGTGATCCGGCATCTGGCGTAAATGCTTCTTTGGACAACACAGCCACCCTAATATTTCCTGCATACATTGATGCAATAACTTTACTAATACTAGATGCTGTTACTGTTTCAACTACCCAACCTGAAAGTGTTTGTCCAGATGTAAAGACTGGACCTAAAAGTTGCCATGCACTTCCTGTATAAAAATAAACTTGATCGTCATCTGAGTCATGCCATAAATCACCTGCTGACGCAGAAGTTGGTTCCGCAGATTGTGATCTTGCTCCGCCTGTTGGTTTAAATGATGTACCATCATAAACTTTGATTGAATTTGCACTGGTATCAAACCAAAGTTCTCCTTTAAGTGGAGCAGTTGGTGCTGATGTTGATGCTGAATTTTCTAATAGTTTAACTAAATTTTCGTTAAGTCCTTCTCCAAAACCTGAAAAACTTTTTCCAAATAACTGCAAAGATGTGGAAGTATCAACTGTGCCATCTGTGATTGTTGCAACTACTGTACCGTCTGTTTTGTTGATTGTGTACGCCATATACCAGTATTTATAGTTTTCCTACAGATACAAAGATCCTGCCAACCTCTGTTGAATCGTAGTTTTCTAATGCCTTTCCAATTATAGTGCCTGTTTTAACATCTATTGCTTTTTTTGCACAACCAGTGTGTTCACCACTAGTTGTTAAAAGATCACCTTTGGCTATGGTACCATGTACTTTTACTGGCACCTTTCCGACTAAAGCCACTGGCTGTCCTTCTGATTTGTCATTCATTAGATAAGCAGGCTTATCAGATATGACTCCTGCTACTCTAGTGTCTTGTGAAAATTGACTAATTGTAATTTCTTTGTCACCACCAAAAATCACTACTGTGCCTACTTCGTATGTGTTGTCGGACTCGTAAATCTCTGCCAAGTCAGCGTATTGTGCTGAAGTGGCTTTTGCGTAAACAACGTTATATGCTAAACTGCTTGAACCAATGTCGTATGTTGTATTTGCAGATGGCAAAATGTTTTGTGATGAAATATTTCCTGACATTGTCAACGATGCCATAGTATTGGCTCCCGAACTAGAAAGATTTCCTGTGACATTGCCTGTCAAGGGTCCTGCAAATGCTGTTGATGTTGTGGTGCCTGAAATTTGTAATTTTGTTGTTGGAGTTGTTGTTCCTATTCCAATTCTTGACGTTGAACCATCGATTGTCATGACAGTGGTAGTTGAACCGCCATCGTTGACTTTGAATGTTATATCTGTGTCTGAAACTTGATTCTGTAAAATTGCACCTGTGCCATCCACACTTATTTTAATGTCATTGTCAGCGCCTATGGTTAGTCCTGTGTCATTTACAATGCCCAAGGTTCCTGATGTGGTATCATTGGCATTTGATCTCAAATAGTTTGCCGCTTCTACTCCACCTAATTTGTCTGAATCACTGGCAGTGCCTGCAAATCTTAAGTCCGCAATTGCAGTTGACAGTGTAATTCCTTTTGTGATTGTGGCAAAACCTGATATTGCAATTTTTGGAGTGAATGTGTCTTCAGAAATAATTGCAATTAAATTTCCATCGTTGTACCAATAAGTTACATTTTGATTTGTGTCTGTGGAATCTGCAATTACGTTGTATACAAATCCGTTTATAGTTCCTGATGATGATGGTGGTCCTACTAGAATATTATCATTTCCATTATAAAAATACAGTTGCTGAGTGTCTGAATCAACCCAAAGATCACCTTGTTGTTGATTGGTTGGTTCAGTTGATGAATATTCTGCACCACCAACAGATCTAAAAGTGGCATCGTATACTTTTAATTTGTTTGCTGTTTCATCGTACCAAAGTTGTCCAGTGATTGGCTTGCTTGGTGCTGAACTGTTTGAAAAATTTTCTAGAAGATGTAAAAAGTTTTCAGCAACAATTTCTCCATATCCTGCATAACCTTTTCCAATAAGGCTTAGATCAGTTTGTGTGTTAAGAACTGAATCCTGCACTGTATACTGATTAGGTGATGCTGAACTATTTGTTTTGTTTACTGTATATGCCATAATCTAGTAAGTCGTTGTTGTGGTTGATCCTGACGTTGTTGAAGTAGTTGTTGTAGTTGTAGTTCCTGTCGATGTTGTTTCATTGAAACTTGTTAAACTTTGTATTCTCAAAGTGTAATCAATCTGTATCAATCTGTTTAAACTTTTTTGTACAGGATGGAATATTACGTGTGTTAAAAGTTTATTGGTATCTGAGTTTTCTGTGCCTTCCCAACTTTTTAATCCAAGTTCGTCAAAAACATAGTCACCATCAAAATTTGTTGTGTTGTCAAATGCTTGTTGTCCAGTAGGTTCACCATAGTCCAATGTGCAAGTGCAAACAATATCTGTGTATTTGTTTCCTGCTGTGTGTCTTACTTCCATTTTATTTCTAGAAGTGTCTTTATTGGTTGAACTATTGTCATCTATAACTTTGTAGTATGTTTGATTATACAATTTTGCGTTAGTACCTGTTGAATTTGGAGTAAGGTATGTGATCACACCAGTTGTGTCAACAGTTGTGCCACCGTTACCAAAGGCCATTTCATGAACAAAACCTGTTGTTTTATTGGCTAGTGAGTTTGCTAATGCTGTACTCATGTTTTCATAATGAATAGCATTTCTCTTATCTACAATGACCTCACCTGTTTCAGGATCCCATATTTTTATGTGTCCTTGCATCATCACTCCTGATTTGTCATCTGGTTTTTTATTTGAATTTTCTTGTTTATTTTCGTTTTGTTGTTGTTGCATTACGTTGTATTTATTCTGGTGCATTTGTTGGTTCTCCTGCTATGAATTTAGCCTGTGATGTTGTAGACTTTTGTAGTCCTTTACCATCTGCGGCGGTTGACGATCCTGCTGTGTACCATGTATTACCACGTTTTTGCACAATTTTTATTTGTGTACCACTGGCCGGAGCCGTTGTTAGTGTTACGTTAGGGGTGCTACCATCTACCGAATAACCTCTAGTTAATGTACTATCGTCCAACTCGTGTTTGAAAGACAATCGTTGGCCACCAATGAATATGTCTAAATCTTCACCACGAGTTGGAGCGTAAGTAGTAGCAAAACTGACCGTTGAACCATCACCTGTATAAGTTTTGGTTGCAATTGTGTCAGCATAAGGCACAGTTTGGTGTCCACCTGCGTCTACTACAGAAGCGCCTGAGGAGTGTGCCTTAATTCCTGTGCCAAGGGTACCTCTTCTAAGTTGAGATAAAGTATTACCTACCTTGACAAAATATTCAATTCTTTCTTTGTCAACAAACACAACACCTGGTTGATTATTGCCAGCATTCGGCGTTGTTAACACAGTGCCATCTGATACAATCATACTTTGATCTCCTGGCTCTAGTGCAACTGAAAGTGTTACAGTATTTGTTGAACTAATTCGTTTGTAAAATGTTCTGTTTAACATATCTTTAAAAATTCTAAATCCTGTGGCATTTGTTGCGGATTCAACAGCAAAATACATAACATCTATTCTGTCAGAACTTGTCAGCGTTATACCATGTATGGTTAATTTGTTTCCATTTAATGTAAAATCTGCACCTTGTGTCAAAGTGTTTGTTGAATTCACAGTAACAAAAACATAATCAGAATTTAAAGGTTCTGCGTTTAAAAATAATTCGCCATTTGGTCTTCCTTCTAAAACTTCTCTTCTTTGTTTCATACCCAAAGCATTGTTAAATGTTGTTGCTGTGATATTATCTCCAGAACTCAAAGTAATTCCATCTGCGGCAATTTGTGTTAAATCTAAAATAACTTCATTAGCAATCATCTTATAATGATTATCAACTAATGTAGTAATTGCCACTACATCAGATGCTTCAGGAACAGTAATAAAATCAACTTTCTGCCCAGCAATATTAACAGTATAATCTGTGTTTAATAATTGTTTTACACCATTCTTATAAACTTCAACTTGGGCCGCGGATGTTATAGTTTTTGCAGGGTCAACAGTTGATCCATCTGATAGTGTGCTTAAAACTGCAAAGGTATATGTTGATCCATCTGAACTATAATATGTGTTATCTGGTCCTCTTAATAGATTTCCATTTACTTCTAGTAAAGTAAGTCCTGCAAAAGGACCAATTGCTCCCGGAGGATAATCTAGACTATATGTGGTTGTTGCTCCATCAAAATTAATATTTTCAGATCTAATCTCGGCAAAGGCTCGTGTAGATGGATCTTGATTAAATCCTGCTACTTGAATTGCTTGACCTGCACCCGGCGCAGTATTAAAAGTAATGGTCACTGCTTTATTTTGTTCGGACGTTGTAAAATCAGTAGACACTTGTCCGTCAACTGTGACATAGAGTTGAGGCAATGCACTATCTAAAGTGTATGTGTCTCTGGCTCCTGTTGTAAATGATCTAGTGCTTCCGTCACCTGTGAAACTGTTTAATAAAACGTAGTTATTGCCAGATACCGCAAAACTTTTTATACTAATAACAGATCCTGATGCTGGGGCATTTGAAAATGTTACAGTTTTTGCCGCTGTGTCCACAGTGTAATTCACTGTGCTGTCTGATGCTAAATTATTTTGTCTAACACCATTTACAGTAACCATAACTCCTGCCTGTGTACCAGGTTGTTGTCCAATATCGAAAGTTGTTGTGTTTGAATCACCTCTATAAGTTTTGTCTACAATAAAAGGCACTCCAGACTCAGGCGAAGTATAAACTTTTATATCCAGCGTATCAAAAATTTGTCCAGGCACTGTTTCTTCAGGTGCAAAACTAGTTTCTGGTGTAATAAATGCATCGCCATCTTGAATTATGTCACCAGGTGATATTCCCACTGCTGAACTGAAAAGGCCTCCTGATATTAAACTATCAAGTGTTCTGTCGTCGGTAGGTGTCAATACTTTATCATCATCAAATAAAATTAATTCTACTTTTACTCCATTTGCTGGTGCAGTTGAAAGAGTAAATGCAGTTGTTGTGCCATCGCCTCTAAACACATCCGCTGTTTGTCTTACTCCATCATAATAAACTGTATAAACTTCTGTTGCTAGTGGTGCAGTATCAAAAGTATAAAGCACAGTTGAACCGTCTCCATAAAAAGTTTTTACTTTGCTTGAACCAAAATTATCCCATGGAGTATTATACCATGGAGATCTATCCCATCCTTGATCTTCATTGAAGGCCAATCCTGTAACCATTACTCCGCCATAATCAATGCCTTCCATTAATTGCGTTAGATCATTGCCTGCCATCCCTGCTTCTGGGGTATACATACCTAGTGTTCTACCTGCCGCTGTTAAAAATACTTCGTCTCCTTTTAATTTTTGTAAATCGCCAATATTTTCATCAAATTTTGTACTTGATGCAAAAGTTTTTGTTGCCCTATATAATTCGTTATTATATCTTATAAGTGCGCCATAAGAATATGCAGTATTTTTTGCCCATTCAAAAACAGTTGCATTTTGATCAACTCTATCAAATTTCAAGGTTATGTCTAAATCTCGCACTAAATCGTTGCCGAGATTTGCATATGCTGTCGCTGTGTCTGTTGGAGTTGATCCATCAGCGGCTCCGCCTGTTAACAATATTTTTGGTGTGGCAGTATATCCAGATCCTGCTGTCAATAAGTTTATTTTAGTTACAGAGCCATCTCTAACCACAGCAGTAGCAGTGGCATGAGTTACATCTGGTTCTTGATAAAGTTTGAAATCAAAGGTTCTTGTGCTAACTGCTTCATTTGTTGTACTTGCAGGCATATAAAAAGTTTTTCCTGCATGTTCATCAAATGTCACAATAAATGCTCTTCCTGATCCACCCTGTTGTTGATCATAGATGTTGGCATTTTGTTCGCTAGTAAACAAAGGATAGTAGTAACCATAATCACCAGATGTGCTACCAGAATTACTTCTTCCTAGAATTTGGAATGGGCCTGTGTTTTCTACAGCGCCACCTATAAACAACACAGTTGGTGCAGAAGAATATCCTGAGCCACCTTTTGTTAAAGTTATTGTTTTGACAGATTTTTTATAAGAATCGTTCCAAATTTTGTAAGGATATTCTGTCAATCTTGTGGCATCAGCAACGCCATCTTTATCTAAATTTCTTATAGCACTAATTGATGAATCGTAAAACGCTGGATTATCAAAATCTGTAAACAATCCGTCTTGTGTTTCAGTTTTATTGTACCCAACTTTATACTCACGCAGTTTTGTATGGAACGGTTTGACTTCTTTTATGTATTCTTCAACATATGAGTCTGCACCAACTGTGTAGGTTTTTCTTTGTGTTAATTCTCTAAAATTATTTCTGATATTTAAAAATGAAGTTTTAAATAACCAGTCAACATAAGTTTGTTCTTCTAATACTTTTCTTAAACCTATAAAGAATATGTTATTGTACTCTACTTTTAAATCACCAATAAAGATGTCGTCTCGTAGTGCAGTCAAAACATTTCTTGTTTCAATAGTTGGTTCTTGATCAAAAAAGTTGTCATCAAACGTGTCATCGCCTGCGTAGCCTGTGTTATCTATAGTGTAATCATACAATGTTTTTTTAAGTTGAATTGTGCCATTTTCGGTTCCAACATTTGTATAACCTGTAGATGTTTTCATAAACAACTTCCAGCCACCTGTGTCTGCTTTTGTTACTTTTACATGTTTACCAATAGCAAGGTCGAGTGTGTCAAGTTCGTATTCAAATGTTATCTGAGCATCAATCATGGTGTTGCTACTGTGATCCATTGAACTACCTGTTTCATACCAATCTGCTAATTCATAGTAGGCCGATGTTTTGTAAGTCTGCAGTCTTGTTCTACTCCAAACAGTGCCATCCCATTGATATATGGCCCAGAAACCGTTGGAATTTTCTTCATCTGCTTTGACAAGATAATTCACAGTTCCACTTAGATCCCTTGTGTCAATATAGGTCAATTCTGCATAGGTATCAACAGTGCCATCATACAGGCCCGAGGCCGCAGTTGGCAAAGGTTCCTGTTTATCGAGATTGGTGTAACTTATTGTGTTTGCCAACTGTTTTTTAAGCATAACACTGTTGGCATAATCAACAATTTCTTTTAGTGCGTCAAAACGATTCACATACCAACTCTGTCTTGGTCTCAAATCAGTGCCGTACCTACGATTTACTGGCAACTCAATGTCTGGTACTTGGTTACCTGAACTGTCAGCACCAATCAAACTGTCCCACCATTTGTTTTCTAGTCTGGTAGTTGGTCTATCATCTGGATCACCTTCACTGAAAAGTTTCCAAACTTTATGATCTTCTGCGTCTTCAACATTGTCTGAATAGTCTACATTTAAAACAACATTTGAATTAAACAAACTGTCTTTAACATTGAATGTTAAAATTTTATTTTTGTCAGACACAGTGAAATATTTCAAGCCTGATCCGTAAGGATTGGCAATGATGTTAGAAATGTATGCAGTTGTGTTCTTTCTAGTTACAACACTTTTGCCAGCATCAGGTAAAAACACACTGTTTTTAACCCAATAATAATAATAATTTACAAAACTGTTTGATGCACTGTCGTATCTTTGTTTGACTGTGTACACAGTGTTGTCTGCATATTTTGGTTGACCACTTATACTTTGTGAAATACCTTGTGTTGTGTCAGCCAAATTTGACCAATCCGCAGGCAATTGGGTAGATTCAACCCATTCATATACATCAATTGTTGATCCAGGAAACAAATCGCCCCAGTGTTTATTTTTAAATTCTTGTGTGCCTTGTTCGTACCAAGTCCACCTTGCAGATGACAGATCCCACCATACTTGTCCGATGTGTTCTTGACCCCATGCTACATTTTCATCTACGGTTACTGCTCCTTGACCAACTGAATAAACTGCTGGATCCCATTCTGATTTGAAATTTAATTCTCTGTCTGCTACTCCTAAAATTCTGCCCTTGATTGGATCATAATAATCTAAATAATCTATCACTTGATTGTTTGCACTATTGAATATGAACGCTGATTTAATTTTTCTGTTGTCTATCAAAGCGTCTTCTGTTACTAGTTCATTCCAGGCAAATGATCCTATAGTGTTAAGTTCAAATTTTGTTACAGTCCCATCATTTGATACGCCGCTAGATGAATCATCTTCAGGTGCTCCAACATACACACCTCTATCACTTATAAACATGCCTCTACCAAAATCATCATTGGCACTAACATTTGTTGTCACAAGTTTTTGATCTATTACAAATTGCGTGTCGTACATAGTGGCAGTGTATGCGCCGCCTGAACCAATGTTTTCATCTGTGATAGTCGTATCTTGAAGATCGAAAGTTGTTGCGCCTGCATCAAATTTCATTTCTCTTGAATTATTTTTTTTCTCAGCACCAATCGAAAGTCTAGTACCAGATTGATTACATTCAATTGCTGTACCAAAACGCATGTTGGTTTGCAGATCAGGTGCTTCTACAGTCTGTTGTAGCGTGTATGTGTTAGTTGATCCATCTGCATTGAATAGATAATAGTAGACTGCTCCTGCATCTGCTTGATTTGTCTTGTCATAGCCGGGTGCTGATACAAATAGTCTTGTGCCATCTTTGCTCATTGCAAGATCATCACCAAATGAAGTGTTTAGTGTTGACCCGTCTGATGTGGCTCCTTGTAAAGTTTGCCTGTGTGTCCAAACATATTGGGTGCTGTCATCATTAGTCAAACTTGATCTTGTGAAAATTTCTATTTTGCCTGCAGAGCCTGGAGCAATACTTGACACAGCCAGTATATCGCCGTTGTCGTTGACTTTTACTCTGTGTCCAAATCTTTGTCCTCCATCTGCATCAGGAGATTGTATTGAAACTTGCTGTGTCCATGTGTCATAGGTTGATCCGTCAGCACCAATGTTCCAGTCGTACATATGTACTATACCTGTGTCATTGTCATAACCAGGTGCAGATACAAAAAGCAATTTTGGAGTTGTGCTTCTGCCTGATGAGTCACTAGGTTCTGCCACAGCAGTTGACCAACCAAAGTTGGCATTTTCAAGATTACTGGATCCATCATTTGGACCTTTTATTGTTGAAAGTTCTGTATAATTGAAAACACTAGGATCCCATATATAAGTTTTGATCAAACCAGCATCAACGAATCTTGTGCTACCGTCTGCCCCAATGGCATTGGTGTAAGGGGCACCTGCCACTACAAAATTTTCATCTGAACTGATTGATAAACTTTCTCCAAGCCTAGAAGAAGTATCATCATTGTCAGTCATAGTGAAACTGTTTTGTATTGTAAATTGTGTACCTGCAGAATGAGTTCTTCTAAAAAAGAAGTGTACTGTACCTTGACCGGTACTTGGTGCTGACACAACCAATGTTCTGCCATCCTGTCTTCCAACTATTCTGTAGCCAAAATCTTGGTTGTTTGTTGAGTCTGGAGATTGCAAAATTTTTGTGGTATAAGGATCGTCTTTTTCATATATTTTCCAATCACCACCAACATTGTTAACAAAAACTCTGTCACCATTTACATTGTTAGTTGAATCTTTGAATTTATAATCGCTATAACTTAAAGCATCATTGACATTGTTCATTGACGCTATCCTTACACTGATAAATTTATAAACATCTCCATATGTGTTAAAAGTTGATTCATCTTCTAAAACACTTATTGCACTGCCCAACCTACTGGCATTTAAAAAATTAACTAGAACTTGTTTACTAGTAGGCACTTCTTGGACTTCATATACTCCATTAAAGTCAGGAAACTGTGAATTCCTAATTCCAATATAATCACCTTTTATAAAATTATGACTTAGGTTAGTCTGTATTAATACTTGAGTGTCATTGTTAAATGATTGAATAGATTTAACAGTGTTGTTTGCTGAAGTCACTCTCTGTACGTCCCAATCAGCATTGGCCTTTTTAGCGATCCAAACAAGGTCATTGTTGCTTATGTTATTCATGTCTAGATTTGTTAGTTGTGTAATATCAAAAGCAGTGTGTTGAACGTCTTGTAATCTTGGCCATCCTGCATGTTTTATCAACACAGGAGTGTCTCGGTCAAAACCTTCCTGAGTGTAATCATATTGTGCAAAAGTTGTTGATGCTGTGTACTCTAAAGGTTTTGAATACAGTTGTTCTGCTGTGGCTGTGGCTGATCTTGTGTATGCTTGTGTTTGACCACTGTCCAACAGTTCAATTGACTGAACATTATTTGTAAATGTGCTGTCTGGCATTTTGATTTGTACAGATTTTAAGCCATCACAATTTCCAAACTCACCAACTCGTACTGCCCATTCAGGGTAGGTATCTATTGTTAAACTTTCGTCATTGAACTGTGCTTTTAACAACCTATCAATGGCTGTTTTAGTTCCTTTATCTCTGATAAAACCTTGATAGAATTTGTACTGTGAAATGTCATTTACGAAAAGATTTTCCAGATAAGATCTACTTTGGTACCCGATTAAGTGTTGAGCAAGACTTTGCTGTGATTCATCAAAGTTATTGGATTCTAAATTGTAAAAATCATTAAATTGACTTATCTTATAATCAAAATTTGGTATTAAGGACGGCTTAGGTTTGCTGTCTTTTTTCTTCCATTGTGCAAAATCAAAAGTTGAACCACTGTTGTGATTCTTTTTTGCTACAAAAAACTTGGCATCGTATTCTACTGAGTCACCAATTTCGTAGTTGGTATTTGCTGACCAAAGTGAAACTTTGGCCTCGTCAAAAATAAATCCAGGTGAATAATAATCGCCATTCCAATTGCCTGTTTTCCAGCCAACTAATTTCAGTCTTTGTTGTCGGAATCCTGTGGCTAATTCTAATATTACATCATTAAAAACGGTGGTGTTGTCAAACAACAATACATGTTCTTTCTGTACAGAATTCATTGTGGCATTAAATATTCCAACCTCACTGTTTTTGATTTCTATGTTGAAAGTTGTACCAATTCTTTTGGTTGAAATATCTTTTCTAGAAATTATTCTTCCGCCAGCATCTAGCACAGTGTAGTCACCACGCATGTTGGCCAGTCTGCTGATAATACTGTTATTTGTTGTTAAATTAAAACCATCTGCGCCAGCACTTAGAGTGATTGCTGATCCAGCGGCCCATCCCTGTGTTGTCCAATATAAAAATTCTTTAGCAGATGTTTCCCAATTTAGTGTTTCTTTAATTTGATTTGAAAAATTATCAAAACTAAATCCTTGTGATTCTAAATATTTTCCATATCCCACTAAAAAATCCACAACTTTTTGAACAGAATCAAAAACTGTTCCGTAAGTTACAGTTTTAACATTTTCAGTCCAGTTGTTGTATATCAAAGCAGAAGCATTGCCAACTGTTATTTTTGTTGCATTGCCATTTCGCATTGGCTCTAAAACTTTAAAATAAGGCCTTAAAGAGTTGTAACCTATTACTTTATATCCACCTTGAAGTGTTGATCCGTCTGTGGTTGTATTTGTGTTGAGTTCAACTAACACACCTGAATAATCAAAACTGTTTACAGGATTTGATGTTCTAAATAATATTTTGTAGTTTTCATCCGGTACAAATTGTGAGCCTGCTGATGATGCAGGACTTGTTGAATCTGTTAAAACTTTTAAATTTGCCTTATCACTAAAACCTCCAAGTTTATATGCTAACTGTACATTTAAGTTTTTTAATTTATCGTAGTAGAAAGTTGCAGGATCTAAATCATTTTTAATAAGATAGTTTACTATCCACGGCTGATAGCCTGCTGTAAGATATCTTGTTACGACACCTGTATCAGAATTTGTCACAGTTTCTAAATGATATTTTGCACTAGATAATTTTTGTCTTACTTCTGTGTCAGCATCAATTAAATTATTGGACACATTGGTTGTCAGTCTTGAATTATCAAAAAATAGTCCAAAAAATTTGGCAGGTTTGGTTAAAGCCAACATTTTTACTGCTGAAAAAGGATAAGAGGACGATCTTCTCCAGGCAGTTTCTGAAGGTGATTGATCTCCAAAACTCCAGACTCTGTTCATGGTTCTCGTGGTGTTTCCTGTCACTAGTCCAATTGCAATTGGAGTTTTTAGGTTGCCTGAATCATCAACTGGTAGATAGTTTTTTAAACCGGATCTAATATATCTTGTGTTTGTTGAATTTATAGTTCTGTCATACCCGGCCGCTAGATCATCCCATAACACCGAGTTACCTGCTGTGTAAGGTGCAGGACCGTAGTTGTCTTCCCACGTGGTTGGTTTTTCTGAGTAACCTAACATTTCCCATGGATGTGTGTGGGGCCTGTCAGTGTCATAAAATAATTTAAATATGCCTCTCCAGTATCCCGGCAAAAGATTTCCGTTCACTGCATCACGTGTGAGGTTGTAATTCCATGTAAATGCATCTGAAGCATTGTAGGTTGTGTTGTTTTGCCAGTCAACTCCGTTCTTACCTGCCCATGCATAAAAATCCAATGAAAATACAGAATCAACTTCTTGAATTGTGTAGTCTGTGGTTGCAAAACCAGAAGGAATAACATCTGCAGTTTTTAACAGAGAAGAATCGTATGGAGTTTTACAGTTATTGTAAATTCTTTTTTCTAATTCTAACAGCAAGTCATCTCGATAGTCACCATATGCAATAGTTCTTGATCCGTCATGACCAACTATTACTGTTTTGCTTGTTCTGTATGTGTTGTCTGTAACAGATTCAGGTTTGAACTTTGGATATAGGCCTAATTTTGTAGGAGTTGGCGGAATAAAACTTCCGGTTGTGTCGCCATAATCTTTTATTTTTATGATATCACCTTCAGCAAGTGCTGTTTTAATGTTTATGCTATCATCAGTTGTACTAAAAGTATAGTCTGTGTCTACTAAAAGTTGAGTGTCATTCAAATAAACATACACTGCCCTACTGCTGACAGTGGTCATTGAATGTTGAGAATCAATTGCATAATCCACTTCCGAAGAATCCTGCACAGTATATGTTCTAGTTGATACATTTGCACCAGTACCAATCATGTCTTCATAATAAAAAGCAAAACTAGATGTTTTGTCTTTGGTTATTGTTTCTATTAATTGATCAACATAATCTGCCACATTGCCTTCAAAACTTTTTCCTGTGCTTATAGATAAAAAGTTTTCTTTAAATTTTTGATATTCTAAATTTGCGTAGTCTATTGATTTAATTGCATTGGCATTTTGATCTATTAAATTAAAAATACCTGCAGGTAGTGGAGCCGAATGTTGTAAAATTGTTCCGCCTTTTGTTCTTACATCAGGTAAATCACGTAAATTTGTCGCACCAGGAATCTTACCTGTTAAATCTGTATTTTTTTCGTGTATGTCATGCACATGATTTAAAACTTCTCCAAAAGTAAATTCGTCTTCTTGTGCATTCAAAGGATTAATTGATAAATTTTCTGGAACTTCATATAGACCAGTGCCATCAACTTTGGTTGCTGACGAATATGTTTGAATTTTTACGAGGTCGCCAACTTTAAGTTCATCAACAAAACTAACATATTTGTTAGTTGTGCCATTTTGTAAAGTGTAATCAGTTGTAAGGTCCTGTCTCACATGATTGACATCAACACTAACTTCTAGATCTGAAAGAGACGCACTATTTTTATATACGTCTATAGGAAATAAAGTTTTTTCATCTGCTGTAACAACAAAAGTTCTAATAACCCTTTGTTTGCTTTCAGTAGTTCTTTGTACCCATGAACTTCTTGAATTGTGTGTTGTTCTACTTGTTGTATAATGCAAGTGTCCTGACGCATATTGTTTGCTTAAAAAATCGTCTCCGCTTTTGTATGTAAATGTGCCTGATGACAAATCACTTTCAAAAACAATATCACCAACATTGTTTATTGTCTTGTATTTGACTTTAATACCTAAAACGGTATCCGTCACTGCTGTAGTTGAAGTTTTAAAAGCAAAAACTTTTGCACCTGTAAATGAACTGTTTGGATACACTGTGGTGTTAGCAAAACTGTTATGAGAATTGTCAAACATATCAAACAATGGTTGTTGGTTTACTTCTGTTTTTGTTTGTCCAGTTTGCCATGTTTTTGTATCTTCTTCGTAAAAATAAGTTTTACCTTGATTACTTGTGCCTAGTTCTACAAAAACATTCTCACCGTCTGCTGGGTCTGTGTCTGTTGTTGGTGTCAAAGCAATAACTTTAGCCGCTGTGCTGTCTCCCACATCAACAAAATTTACAGTAAAGATTTTATTTTTTACTAAACTGTCTGTGTCTGCTGTAAACAATACTCGCATGCCATTTTGTAAAGATATTCCATCAATAATATAGCCTGTTTGATTTACAATATTACTAAAAGCATCAGTTGTCACTGTGTCAACTAGTGCCACTGACGTTTTGGCCTGAACTCCGTGATTGTATAAAGCCAGTCCTGAATCAAATTCAATGATAGGTCTTTTGGCTCTGTCATCTTCTAAAAGATCAGCAGTATAACCATTAGCGGTTGCTGTGGCTTCAATTACAGATTTATGAAACCACCTATTATATCTCGACCAAGCATTTTGGTCTAATGAATCTCTTTTAATTGTGATATAATCTTTTGTTTCAGGTCTGTAAAAAGCAATTGCGTAAGGACGTGCATCATAGGCAACATCATCATAAGTTTCTGATGTTTCAGTAGAATAACTTTCCGGAGTAATGAGGTCAGATGTGCTTGTGAATGTAATGGCTTCTCCAACACCTTCCACATAAAATTCTTTGGCTGAGTACGTGGCTGTATCTGTTACATTAGAACCAAACTTAATTTTCATTCCATTTGATAGACCCACTCCTGACGATGTGGTGTAATTTTTTGCACCAAGAATATCTTCAGAGACATTTATATTTGTTGAACTGTCAACTGTTTGCACATTGATAACTCCATGCATGGCAGAATGATTTCCGCCTTGATAATAAAGCACATCTGGAGCGTTTGTTGGCACAATAAACTCAACTGTGCCACTGTCTGTGCCTGCATTTGTAACTCCTGATGTATACAAAACAGAAGTAGAACCGTCTACTGCTACTCCTGTCTTGAATGGTTCTGTCATTATGTAAAAAGGATGACCCGCGGCATTAACTATAAATTTGTAAGTGTTACCTCTGTAAAGTGTTAGCGTTGGATTGTCAACTCCTGACCTAGTGCTGAAATTGTATGCATCTGCCGCGTTGTTTACCACATCTATTTCTGTGACAGTACCTGTGCCAACGGCACTTATTGTGATGGGATTTGGACCATCTGGTAACCAATAGTACTCTCTGTAATTTACTAGTTTGTCAAAATCTATAGCAGGATTCCATGCATAAACTTTTTCCTTGTTTAATCTATCATGATTATCTACTAGTCCACCAAAATATTTTATTTGATTTATGTAATCGTCGTATGTGCCTGTAAACTTAACTTGATCTTCGGGATTTACACTAGATGTGTCTCTGTCTGTGTATGTGACAGCAGGTTCTAATTGATAGTTTTTTCTATCTGTGCTTGTGGCAGTAAGATATTGATCTTTGTTTGTGTTTCTTGTGTAGGCATATTCATGCCCGATAAAACCATCTAGCCTTTCTAAGGCTCCAGGTTGGATCAATTGGTCAACTGTGCTTGATAAAAATCTTTCGTTGCTGTCTGTTCTATAAAAACTAGGTAGATGTGCTATAGATCTTCGTATAACAACACCATTTTTGTCTTTGTAGGTTACATTATTTGTTTGTGAATTAACTGGTTTATCTGCCATCGCTAGTATCCTGACCCGCTACTGCCTGAACTGGATGATGAACTTCCACTTCCTGCACTACTAGAGGTCACCGAAGATACTGCTGATGTTGATCTTGTGCTTGATGTTGTGTCTGTGGTTGATGTAACAACTGTGCCAGAAGCCGCCAATTGATTGGCACTGATAGCATCAATTATAGAAACATCATCAACGGTGGCCCCACTGATAAAAATTTCGTCGTCTGCTCCAGACACTTGGAATAATGATCCAAAACTTTGTCCAGATTGATTTGGCACAATCACAACAGAAAGCAAATCAGGTGCTAATTGTTGATGAACATATGCCGCTAATTCTGTAAAATAAAATGTGTCGCCAAAATCAAAATTATCCAAGGCAAAAAATTCGTTAATTGCTTGTATGACTCTTGTTTGAATAACAGCATTGGTTACATTTGTGGCTGTGTTTTTTACAACTTTGAATGTTGCTTGAAATTCGCTGTCTGCTTTTGAACCAAACAATATTTTATATTTTACAGGGTGATAAACTATTTGATCTGATAGACCTTTTAATGGATTTAAAAATCCTGAATAACTTATTCGTAATTGATCCGATGTTGATGCAGAAGGTTTGGTTCCACCATCTTTTAACCAGGTTCTAAATCTTGAATCATAACTTCTTTCCAACATGTAAATGTCTACAATATTGCTAACACTTGGATCAATTCTGGTGTCTTGTCCTGCATGATGTTTGTATTGGAAATTAATATTGGATCTACCTCTTCTGGCTCTGTAATCTGTAGTAGTGCTTAATGTGATTGTGCTTGAATCATACTTTTTAATAACATTTTCTGCACTGTCATAAAAGTAGAACAGTTGTCCGTCAGCGTATGAACCAGGTAGTGTAATATCTGTCTCGTTTTGTGTAACAACAAAGTTTGTGCTGGCGTAAGGTCTAAATCTTTCAATGTTGTTGTAACTTAAATATTTTTCAAAAAATACAAATTTTGTTGCTGGAGAAGTTTCTGGATCAACAATAATATCAAATATTTCAGGATTATCAACTACACCATCGTCGTCGCCATCAAAAAATCCAACCTGCACTTTTCTATTGTCTTGGTAACCATCTGATTCCTCCACTGTGTCAACAATCTGCCAATTAATTGGATAACCAATACCTAACCCTGTGCTAGGTACGGTGTTGTTTTTTAGCACCTTGATTCTGTCTTTTACACTAGTGCCAGTGGTATAGTCATAGACTTTTTCAGTTTTGTCATAATGAAATTTGTTTTGCCCTTCGGACTCAAAAAGATATGCTAAAGACCTATAAGTGACTGTGTAAGTGTTTCCGTCATTTGTAAATTTAAAAAACCAACTTTGATCTAAATTGGTTGCAGTTGTGTCCCCTGCATTAGTAATTGAAAACACGGAAGAAGCACTTAAATTTGCTGAAGTGATCACTGACCATTCGCCTGTTTCTTCATTGAATCTTAATCCAAATTCTTCATAGGCATTGATTCTGTCAATTAGATCATCTTTCAATGCTGTTGTAAAAGTTGTGGTAAACACTGGAAACACAGCGTTTAAAACTGCGTTTGCTGGTATAATGTCGTTAAGTGTTATTGGTCCTAGTCCTGATTCTAGATTACCTTCTCCGCTGTTTGACCCATCGCCTACAACAGCAGAAATTTTTACCCAGGCTCTGTCTTGTGCATTGTCTGTGCCGGCAGTTACTAATTTGCCATTTAAAAATTCTCTAGTGTCAGGAGATGTAAATTTAACTAGTGATCCAACTTTGGCATATTTTAAATTTGACGTTGAAAATCCGCCAACTGCTAAAGGACCACCTGCATTAAAATAACCAGTGTTAGTGTTTGTGCCTGTAGTAGTTGATACCCAAGACGCACTTAATGAACTTAAATCTTTTGTGCCATATTTTAAATAAAAAAACTGTCTTGCTGTGGCTTCTTTTAATTTACTTTCAACTGAATTGTTAATCGTGCTTAATATTTCATTGTTGTTGTTGAAAGTAAATGTGAATGCTGGTTCTGTTTCTTCTCTGTACAACACTCCATCCTCTGCAAACACAGACACATTTGAATATGCTCCTGTTGGATCAATGATTTCTTTGGCTCTGCTGATTCCAGAAGCAGTTCTATTGACTGATCTAACTTTGATAATTTCCTGTGATGCTGACAATGGCACCACATTGTAATCTTCTGCAGTGATCATTCTGTTTTGTGAATAATATGCTTGAGGTGCTTTTTGTTTAATTGAATCTGATGATTCTGTTGCCGCGGCATTGTATATTGACTGTTGTAATGACGCTGACACTGTCAAGGTCTGTGGAGCACCATTTTTGTCTGTGTAACCCAACGCAAAAGTAATACCGGTCATGTCTGCTGGTTGCACAGAATAAGTTGCATTATCTGACTGTCTGTAATAGGCTCTGAATGCTCCTGAAGGAATATTAGAAAAATTGCCATCACCAAACACTAGATCAATAGCATCGTTGTTTTTGGTTACAACATTGTAGATATTTCTTCTGTCAGTGCCCAAGGAATTGTAAATGGCATTGTTGCCCACAGTTGTTGGAACTTTGTCCCAAAGATTTTCAATCTGTCCAAAGTCATCTAATTCATATAACCAAACATCTGAATTGTTAATGTTGTTGACATTCAGTGCTTGTACAAAGTTAGTGCTTGGGTTGGCTATATTAAATTCTGAATTTGACATTGAACCTTGTTTGAACAAAGCAAAAAATCCGGTGTTGTTTGATGTATCGCCTGCGCCGTCTGTTCTGTATACATAACTGAATCCTCCACCTGGTAGCGGAGTTCTTTCATAAATGCTTTCAGAATCTTGTATTGTGGCCGGCACAATTTCAAATGTTCTGTCTACACCGCTTACTGTTCTCCTAAATGTGAAAATAGGTAAGTCTGTGTTGTTGGAACTGCTGTTGTAAATCTCTGTTTGTATTCCGCCAATGGTGTCTGATTCCGCTGGCTTGCCAAATGTTTGTCCTGACGAATTAGCGGCATTTAAAATATTGATAAACTGTTCTCTATAATTGGCATTGGTGCCATCGTTCCATACAACAGTTGTGTTGGAAAGATTTGTTCCTGATGAATCTGTTACATTTTCTGTAGTAGCCACACTTACAAATTTTAGTAATCCTGTGGCAGGTGTGTTTCTTTTGGCATTATAGTTGATCAATCTTGCCAACCTTAAAACTGAATTTCTTCTTTCAGCGGTTTCCAAAAAGTTTTCTCTAGCATTTAGATCAACTCTGAAGGAAAGTGACTGTGCCAGGTAAGCAATAAGATCCAAAAGTGCAACATATTCAGAACTTTCAATATAGTCGTTGAAATCGTCTGGATAATTTTCTCTGAGATAGGCCACCATTGTTCTTCTAATGGTCTCAAAGTCGTATGATTTGAAATCTGCTTGTTGAAAAGCGGTGTAAATTTTCCGCCAATCTTCAGCAACTAAAAGTCTGTTCTGTCTATCTGTTGTGGCCATACTGTTTGTACGAATATTTATGGTTTATATTAAGTGCGTATATTAAGATAGACGCAGAGTGCTGTTTTCGTCAAAACTGAATGTCAATTTTTCTACAACATTGTAGGGCACATACCTTATAGTGGCCTGTACGGAAATGCCGTGTTCAAACTCACTAACAGTTATATCTTCTGTTTGTAGTCGTGGATCTGCGTTAAGATTTTTTGTGATATCTTCTGCAACTGCTTCTTTAACTGCTTCTGTCAATGGTTCAAAAAGCACATCATAGATTATGGTGCCAAATTCAGGATTTTCTACACGCTCACCTTTACGCACACTCAGTCTATTAATGAGATCTTGCTTGATTAATGCAAAATCATACAGTTTAAAATTGTTTTTGTCTGCTCTAGAACTGAATCCTTTGAACACAGACTGACCTTCTATGTATCCTGATCCGTTTCCTGATGAACTATTGTACGCCATAATTAAAATCCAAAATATCTTCCTATACTACGAGCCACCTTACTTACAGTAGTGACAACATTTGCAACTGTACTTACCGTCTCTGCTGTTCGTACAACTGATGTCACTTTGCCTCCAACAACATTTTTGTATGTGGTGGTCAGATTTGACATATTATTATATACGTTTGCTCCAGAACTTATTGTTCTAACCTGTGATAAATTACCGGTTTTCTTAACTGTGCCAGACTCTTCAAGATTTGTTGTGCCTTTGGTGTACAGCACTCCGGATTCATTTACATTAACACTGGTGAAATTGGCAGTGCCAGCCACTGTGTTCGGCGTTGAAATAATTTGATTGTATGTTTCACTTTTTCCTGCATCTAAAGTTTGATAGTCGTCAATTTTGTCGGTTAGAAAGTTTGTTGTGCCTTGTCTTTTCCTGTAGTCTGCATTAAAATTATTGGTGACTGAATCCGCAGAATTGTTTGGCTGTTTTGCCAGTTCTGCATCAAGGTCTGCTTTGTATTGTGCCCAACGTACACTTAACAGGTCACTGTTTCTGTTAAGATCTTCTATGTGTCCAGGAGTTCCAATATTTGTATCGGTTCCTCCAACGGAACCAAAAGCAGGTGCATTGTCTTGGTGTCCCCAAAACGGTTCATGCGTAGGAACTCTCATGCCTGACAAGCCTGGCAACGCTCTATCTACTTCGTAATTTTCACCTAAAGGTTTCAATGTGACATCTGGATAAGAAGTAAGTGCTGTGCCTGTGCCAGAAGGCTGTAAAAAACTTGTTCTAAACATAGACGGCACATAATTTCCTACTCCTACGCTGTTAAAATGCACTTGTCCTCCTACTAAATGAACTTGACTTTTACCTTGTTGAATATTTTGCGTGCCAGCATCTGCGACTATTTTCCCAAACGCTTTTTCATAAATGTTTTGTGCTTGAAATCTCATATCCAAGGTGGATATCGCTTTGACTGTTGCACCATCAATACTTACACCGCCTAAAGGAACTTGCACGCCATTTTTTGTCTCAAAATTCTCGTTGGCTTTTATTTTAATGCTTTTGTTGGCATACATGTTAATGTTGCCTTCTGCGTGGAAATTTATATCTGCACCTGATCTTAAATTGTAACCTGTTTGTGCATAAACATCAACTAAACCGTTGTTTGAAAACTCCATCCACACTGTGCCATCTGCGTTTGCTAGATACACAACACCTGCACTGTCACTCATGACAAGTTGATGCCCAGAACTAGTTCTCAATCTTACCAATTGATTTGCACCGTTGGCATCACCGTCATCCATCACAAAGGTATGTCCAGCGTTTCTAGTTAAAACTTTTTCTTGTTGATCGTCTAAGGTGCCGACTCTTGCTTTTTTATTTGATCTTGTATCTATTCTTCCTGGAGTGCTTATTCCAAAAACATTACTAGGAGTTTCTCTTCTTGCACTGGAACTGGTAGTGCCTCTCACATCGTCTTTTACAAGACCTTGTTTTTTTAAAGTGTTTGCAAATGGATGGATTGGTTTTTTTAGTTTGTCGAAACCTTCAGCACTTGCTGAATCCCAAATTCCTCTATTGACTTCTCCTGCAGGTAAATCTTCAGTGCCAAAACTTTTAATTTTCTCTGATACTTTGTTGGTAGGGTCGTTCTCTCCGCCTCCAACTCCTAATGGATTGTAAGTATTTGTTGAACTTGCTATACCAGGAGTCATGTGATTGACAAATGGTTCCTGTATACAACCCATCCAGTAGGCCTGATTAATCTTTCCTTCTGCAAAAGTGACTAAAACTTTGGTGTCTATGTCAGGTGGAACCATCCACATTCCATACGAATGTTGTGATTGTTCATAACTTGTTATATCGCTGGTGTTGACTGCCTTGGGACTCTTGGCTCCATAAAAAGGTGCAAGATAGTCACAGGTGATTAATTGATCACTGTTGACATTTTGAGCATTGTGTATTGCTGGAATCACAACACCTATTCTGCCCATTCTGGTCACGTCTCTGTTTTCTTTTACAATGGCCACATACGGACCTGGATCAACAACAGTGTAAGACTTGTCGTTGTCAAGTTTTGTAGTTGAGGTATATCCTTGATTAAGTGCCATTATGCTGATACTTCTCCTGGTCCTACAAATACATTTTCTGATACATTTTCGGAATTTATCGAACCGCCTTTATCTGCCGCTCGAAGTTGTCTTCGTGTAATTTTTTGTTGATTCATACATCTTGCCATAGTTAAATTTTGAGTAAACTGTCCATTTTCTAATCTGCTTTCCACTCTAATAACTCTATATAAGCCACTGAACTGAGGTGTTGCTTCAGTATTGAACTTGTACAATCCTTCATTTTCATCAAAATCACTAGGAAATTTAAAATCTAGTTGCACTACAACTTCTCCGTTGTCAAAATTGAATGCTTTATATTGAGGATCCCAAACACTTGACCCTATGTTTATTCTTTGTTGATTTGAATTGTCGCCCACTCGTAAAGGTATGGCATAGTCCTGGCCTAAAAAAGCAGGATCTCCCATGATCTTCATATCAACATTTACCATGTCTCCTTTGGGATTGACCAGATAATCATACACTGTGTCTGCCAACGCTTGGTTTTCTTGAACTTCTTTGTCCTGATTGTCCACACTAGGATTTTCTGTGTTCAAAGTTGTTACGTATGAATGTAATGGCAGTAATGGATCTGCTTCATAATTATTTGTTTTGATTAATTTTGACAAAGCACTTTTTGCCTTGTTTAATATTTTTATTAAAATATTTGGATCTTGTTTTCTTAAAATTGATTGATAGTAACCTGCGTTGTATTCTACATTAAGATCTAATATATCTAAATTTTCTCCAGTGTAAATGTAATTAAATTTTTTACGTACAGCGTTTTTGTAATCGAAACTAAAACCAAAACCTGCTCGCACAAAATTTAGTACATGTATTTTGAAAGGTTTGACATGATAGTGTATTATTCTGTTATGGGTACCTAATTTTTTGTCAAAGATTGGTCCTTCTTTTACTGTTGTGACAATTTTAAACCAATCAACATATTGATCATCTTCTGAAATAGAACCAGATACTGTAAAAAGATCTGCTTTATCTGCTAAAATTTGCTCAATGTCGTTGTATTTTACAAATTGCCTCACTGTGTCTTCAATAATTTTTACAATGCTTTGATTTTTTCCGTAGGTAAAAACTTTAAATGAACCTTGTTTTCTATTCTTGTTAAAAAATCCAGTTGTTGGATATACATCTCCATTTTGACTTTGCAATTGTCCAATACCAGCACCGACTGTGATTTCATATTTGTCTGCTGTATCTCTCAGTTTATCAGGACCTACCTCTTGATCTTCAATATCATTGTTTAGTTGTCTAGCAAATTCATTCATTTGGTCCTGTATAGTGGATTGACCTGCTACAGTACCGCCGCCTCTGGTGAATAAAAAAGCATTGATCATGGCAAATTCAGTCCAAGGATATGCTTCTACTGTGTAGGTAGTTCCGCCTGCATTCATTTGTAAGGAAGATTTTGAAAGACGAACAGGATATACTCTTTTAGGCACAACATTAGGAATTTCATTACCTAGATCATCATATCCTTTAAATTCTATTGTGATCAAAAAAGGTGCTGTTGTATGGTTTCTGTATCCAGAATTAAATGCGGCCGCTCTACACTTTTCCCAAAAGGTTATTCCGTTAGGCTCTTCAAGAACCATTTCAATTTTTGTGTAGTTCATAAGTTTTCTGAACTCGTTGGGTCTAGGAAAACTATCGATAGTGACACTATTAAAATAAATGTCTCTTCCTTTGTTGAGCACTCTTTGGCTTTCACCAACTACATCTTCATAAGTTTTTTTTGTTGTTTTTTTGTCACCTAAAACATCAGCGGATCTGGCTTCTTCAATTGTTCTAGTGACGTTTGGATTACCTATACCTCCGGTTCTGGCAATTATATTTTGTGGCACATCTGTTGGAATCTTATCTGGATTATCCAATTGACTTCTGCTCAACGCACTCAAAGTCAAAACGTAGTTGTAACTGGCAAATTTATGCAACACATTGTCTTCAACAAGACTTCTTTTGCCTGCACCAACTTGTGTTGTATCAGTTAAAACATTTTCCTTAGTTGTAGGATTTACAAACATTTTAGATTCCCAAGTCTTGTTTCAGATTGCTGAGTTTAGGCAATTGAATTGTAACTCCAGGAGCAAAATCATAAATTGGATCTTCTATTTGGTTTGGATTTCTTTGTGCGAATACCCACCAAAGCCTCGGTGAACCGTACAAGTCAAATGCTAATAAGTCTGGCCTGTATGCGTAAATTCTGTCAATGGTGTAAGACACATCATCTGCATCAGCAGTTATTGTTCTTGGCACAAAAAAACCTAGGCCAATATTATTTTGTTCTGTTGCAAAATATGGAGATGTGTTTGAATATTCAGCCATTAAATAAATCCTATTCCGTTAACATTGTTTAATTCGCCAGTAACAAATTTTTGTAAAGAAAACTGTTTAATTGTATCTCTTGAGTAGATAGGTTGTATTTGCACTGTAATAGTACTTAATGAAGGTGCCCAAGTTGCTGGAATGGTGCTTGTTGATTGTGGAGTTATAAAACCATCATCGGGTGTTTGTATATTTGAAGGATTAGGTATTTTTACTCCTTGTGATGTTGAAATGTAATCTACATCAGATCTTAATTCACAAGTAAAGTTTGTTACAATTACAGGAATATTTTTAAAAACATGATCACCATAACCGTTGAACTTTAAAATTGGTGGTGGATTACCTCTTTGAGCATCTGCTCCACCAAAAAACATTTTTGTTACTGCTCTTAAGAAATGAATTGCACCTACCCAGTATGCCGCGTCAGTTTGATTCTGTACAGGAAACTCTCCCACAATGGTCATGTTTGCTGGTTCAGAATTTTGATATGCATAGTAAGGATAGTTTGCGTGTGTTGTTGCCAACTGTGAATAATTGGCTTGATGTTGCATGATTACCGAAGGAGTAATTGGAAAAATTATACCATTTGTTTTTACTAATTCTCCTAAAACTTTATAATCTTGTTGGTTTGCTGTTTTATTACTGCCTTTAAAGAATATATCGTTTAATGAACTTTCAGGCGGAATAGTCAATTTTACTCTCCAGTCTGTAGAACCCGATCTTGTTCTCCAACTGGCTGTTCCAGGATTACCACCAAACAATCCTTTTTCCGCACCTTTGTTTAGTCCTGCACCAAACAGTCTGCCTAAGGTTCTATTGAACACACCTCTAGCCGATTGTCCCACTGCTTGACCAAGGGTCTTTTGATTTGGTTGTATAGGTTGCGTACTCATAAAAAATATTGTATAATAAACAATATTTATAGGCATAATAATAGGCGCATTTAATTACCCTTACGGCACAATTTTACAGCACATTTCAACAGACCTGTTTGTGGTCATTTCAACCAGACAATGAAAGAACTATATGAAAAGAGTAAACTATTTAAACAACAGAGATCTGCTGAAACAAATACATTTAAGCAAAAATACCTACTGCTCTTATGTTAGTGCCGAAGACAGCAATTATGACATCATAGTCAAGGATGTCAAAAAAATAAACGCCAAAACAATTTCACAGGCTAGAAAAAATAAAGCCAAAAAAATGACACAAGAATCATGGGAAACTGCCAAAGCGGCCGCAGGCAGGAAAAATAAATTGAAAATGTCAGACTTTGAAGTGAGTCCAAGAAAAATTGACAAAACTGATCTAGTGTTTAGAGTCATGTGTTTTGACCATATTCCAGAAGAGCCAGGTAGAAAAAATAATCCTAAGACTGTCGCAGACAGACACACTAAAGTTAACTTTCCTCCGTTCCAACATTATAGATTCGACAAAAAAGGCAAACTCAATTGTGTGGGAAAATCACACTGGGTTGGCGGAATGCAAAACGGTTCCTTCAAACACACACAGGGCAACATCACTGCTGAACTAGCAAAGATGTACATGAAACTGTGCGAAAGATACGGCACAAGATCAAACTGGAGAGGCTACACATACAACGACGAAATGCAATCTCAGGCTTTGATGCAATTGAGTCAGATAGGTTTGCAGTTTGATGAATCAAAATCAGAAAATCCTTTTGCGTATTACACAGCGGCTATCACAAATTCATTCACAAGAATACTAAACATTGAAAAGAAAAATCAAAACATCAGAGACGATATTATGGAACAAAATAATCTCATGCCGTCAATGACTAGACAGATGAGTGAACTGATTGCTAAACAGAATAAAAGAATCAAAGAAGAAGGTTCCACAGTGAGAGTAGCCACAAAAACATCAATGGCACAGTTTAACAGACACTACAAAAAAACTGGAGAACGAAAATATGATCTTCTTAAATACAAGGAAGTTAAAAAATAATGGCATTATTTAAAAAAGTCGCTTGTTTTACTGACATACATTTTGGAATGAAAGGTAATTCAAGAATACACAATGACGACTGTGAGTCTTTTATCTATTGGTTTATTGATCAAGCCAAAGCACAAGGTTGTGAAACTTGCATATTCTTAGGCGACTGGCACCATCACAGATCTTCAACAAACGTTTCCACAATGAACTACACAGTTTCCAACATGGAAAGATTGGGCCAAGCATTTGAAAAAGTTTATGTGATCATGGGCAATCATGATTTGTTTTACAGAGACAAACGAGAAATAAACTCAATGGAGTTTATCAGAAATATTCCAAACATACACATTGTCAATGAATGGATTGAGACAGAAGATGTCGCTATTATTCCTTGGATAGTACAGGATGAATGGAAACGTATTCCACAGATGCAACAGAAATATATTTTTGGACACTTTGAACTGCCATATTTTAAAATGAACGCAATGGTAGAAATGCCAGATGTGGGTGGTATCAAGGCAGAACATTTTGTTAATCAGCAGTATGTGTTCACAGGACACTTTCACAAAAGACAAGTGAGAAACAATGTTGTATACATGGGTAATGCTTTTCCACACAATTATGCTGATGCTGGTGATGACGAACGAGGCATGATGATTTTGGAACATGGTGGCACACCAAAATATTATAATTGGCCAGATATGCCAAGGTACAGAAACTATAAAATAAGCCAACTGTTAGCAAATCCAGAGGGACTACTAAAAGAAAAAATGTATGTGAGAGTCACACTAGACATCAAGATCAGTTATGAAGAAGCCAATTTTATTCGAGAAACATTTATAGACAAATACAAACTACGAGAACTACAATTGATCCCTGAACAGGTTGATCAAGCACAAGAAACCACAGCCACGATAGAAAAGTTTGACAGTGTGGATCAAATTGTTGTTAAACAATTGGAAAGTGTTGATTCTCAAACATATGATAAAAAAATACTAATGGCAATCTACAACAACTTGGACGTAAACAACTAAAATGCAAGAATTAATTGAAAAAGTAAACAAATGGTTTGAAGATCGCAACTTGATAAAAGGAAGCACAGACAAAGATCAAATTTTAAAACTGATGCAGGAACTAGGTGAATTAAGTGACCATGCCTGCAAAGGTGAAGACATCAGAGATGATTTAGGAGATATGTTGGTTGTAATATTGAACATAATGAAAAGAAACGATTATACCATTGAAGAATGTCTGCAGATAGCATACAATGATATTAAAGACAGAAAAGGCCGAATGGTTGATGGCATATTTGTAAAAGAGGAATAACATTGTTAACAGTAAAAACACTCACAGTAAAAAACTTTCTAAGCGTGGGCAATCAAGCACAGGCCATAAACTTTGAAGGTAAAAATTTAGTATTGGTATTGGGTGAAAACATGGACCTTGGTGGTGACGATGCAGGTGCTAGAAATGGTACAGGTAAAACCACAATAATAAATGCAATCAGTTATGCACTATTTGGCGATGCACTAACACAAATTAGAAAAGACAATCTTGTTAATAAAACCAACAACAAAGATATGTTGGTTTCAATCACTTTTGAAAAAAACAATACCACGTACACAATTGAAAGAGGCAGGAAACCAGCCAAACTTAAATTTTATATTAATGATGTTGAACAAGAAAGCAACGAAGCACAGGGAGAAAACAGAGAAACACAACACGAAATAAACAAATTAATTGGAATGAGTCATGCCATGTTCAAGAACATTATTGCTTTGAACACATACACTCAACCGTTTCTGGCCACTAAACAGGCAGAACAAAGAGAAATAATCGAACAACTTTTAGGAATTACAATACTTTCAGAAAAAGCAGATCTACTTAAAGATCAAATGCGTGGTACAAAAGAAGAATTAATGAGTGAGAAATACAAACTGGACAGTATAAAACAAAGCAATGATAAAATTAGCGAATCAATAAAAACTATCAAACTACGAAGCAGTGCATGGCAGTCACAAAAAGAACAAGATGTTGAAAAGTTCAAAGACGCAATCGCTGAACTAGAAAAAGTAGACATTTCAGCCGAACTTGAATCACATAAAAGTCTACAAAAACACAACGAGGACTCCAAAACACTGGCCAGTTTGCAAAAAGAAAAAGCATATCATGAAAACAGTTTGACCAAAGCAGATTCCAATGTTGACAAAACAAAAGGCGATATAGAATATGCTAAAGATGCCAAGTGTCCAACATGTGAACAAGAACTGCATGGAGATAAACACATGCAACTACAAGATAAACTGCAAAAAATACTTACAGAAGGTGAAGATTACAGTAATAAACTAAAAAGTGATCTTGCAAAAATACAACACCAGATTGACGACATAGGTGATTTGGGTGTTATACCAGACACTTATTACGATTCAATAGACGAAGCATACAATCACAAAGGCACACTAAAAGATCTCAACAGACAACTGGAGCAAACTGAGTCAAAAGAAGATCCTTACGCAGAACAAATACAGGAATTAACTAAAAGTGCCATACAAAAAATAGATTACACAAAAGCCAACGAACTAGAAGATTTATACAGACACCAAGAATTTTTATACAAATTGCTAACAGCCAAAGACAGTTTTTTACGAACAAAAATCATAGAACAAAATTTAACATATTTGAATCAGCGATTGGCCAACTATTTGGCAAAAGTAAAACTGCCACACACTGTGGTGTTTAGGCCGGATCTGTCTGTTTCCATTGAAGAATTGGGCAGAGAACTGGACTTTGATAATTTAAGTAGAGGTGAACGTAACAGATTGATTTTGAGTTTGAGTTGGGCGTTCAGAGATGTGTGGGAAGGATTATATCAACAGATCAACTTGCTGTTTATTGACGAATTAATAGACGCAGGTATGGATACATCCGGTGTTGAAAGTTCCATGGCTGTACTAAAAGACATGGCAAGAACACAAAACAAAAACATTTTTTTAATTTCACACAAAGACGAACTGGTCAGCAGAGTAAATTCTGTTTTAAAAGTGATAAAAGAAAACGGCTTTACCAATTATGCCAACGATGTGGAAATTGTTATTTAGAAATTAACTGTTCAGACACACTGACACATTCGCCGTCTTTTTTTGCAACATAAAAGAAATTAGTTTCTTGTAAATTGTTATCCTTACAAATCTTTTTATATTTTTCACCATACGTATTCCATCCGTAATCTCTTTCAATGTTGTCCATAACTAAACTTCCACATGATATTAGTGCATCATTGTATTTTTGCTGAGCGTTAAACATTGTTATTGAGTCCATTGATTTTTGTTTGCTATATCTAAGGCCTATTCTGTTCCATGATCCAATGTATTTTGATAGACTCATTCCAAAACTTTTTATGTTGGGATGACCAAAATCTAAATTTATGTCTTTGGATACAGTAATCCATGCACAATCAATATGCACATCGATGTTTTTATTTTCACATTCTTCTAATATTTGGTTCCATTTTGGTCGAGGTCCATAATAATAATTTGGTATTGATACAATTAAAGGTACCTCCGGTTCAAGACTACCAATTTCAGTTGGACGTTTACCCATCACTGCATAGTAAGCATAATCTCTTGGCAATATCTGAATATTCCATTTATTTTTAAGTGCTAGACTTTCAATAAATTGTGTGCATCCAATTATGATATCTTTATTAGGAAACTGATCAACATTGTGCAATTGATTTAATTTTGTTGCCATAAACCAATTGTCTGCTTGTTCTATAAACTCATTTCTAGAAACAATTTTCTGTGGATCGGAAAAAAATCTTTTTTTAAGATTTTTAATTTTTTCGTCCTCGATGGGTATCAACTTTTTACTAAATTCTTGCATATCTTATATAAATGCTTTTTCTTATTGCATCGCCGACAAGTTTATGTTCTGTACCGTGCCAACTTTGTGCATTGTTTAAAAGAGCGTATCCTGTATTTTCTTTATATTTAAAAACAGTGAAAGGAGTTTTAGCATTTTGTGATGAGTATAATACAGTGCCGGGCATACTTTGTTCACTACCTAAATAAATTTGTAGTGCTAATGCTATTCTACTATCGTCCCTGTGGGGCAAAAGATTATATCCGTCGGAATCAAACCATATGTCTGCTGTTTCTGCTTGTAATTTAATTTTATATTTGTCTTCCAACACTTTTTTAATTTTTGCTGACCTAAAAATTAAATTTAATTCTTTAGAAATATTTTCTTTATAATCAACTCTTACTCGATTTAGATTTTTTTGTTTTTCAAGTTTTGTTACTACACAGTTGGTAGGATTTATTTTTTGTAATTGTTTAATTAGACTTTCAGGTAGAATATTTTGAAAAGTTTGGTAATAAATGCCATGTTTTTCAATTACCACGCTTTTTTCTATTGACTGAACCAGAAAATTAATGTTATCATTGAACATACGTTAATTAATTATCGTACGACAACAAAGGAATAAAATATGTCACAAACACATGAATCGATAATGACAGCAATTCAAACTTACTCAGAAGAAAATTCTAAGTTTGTGGAAAAAGGTGTAAAGGCATCTGCGACTAGAGCCAGAAAAGCCCTTGCTGAATTATCTAAATTAATAAAAGCAAGAAGAAAAGAAATTCAAGAATCTAAAAACGCACAAAAAGCCGCGTAAAAATCTTAGAATTGCAATTCATAATAAGCCTGTAATTAAACTTGCAGGCTTATTTTTTTTACATGTAATTTTCTAAAATACCTTCTCTGAAAAGATCTTGAGTGATACAATGAAGGCCGTTGTCCCAAAAATATTTGTCTCTGAATTGACACACTATTGGGTTAATTTTGTGTTTTTCTAAAAAATAAAATAACTCTTTATTTTCTTTTGTCATTACACAGTTTTGTTCATCAATTGATAATATGTTGACATTGTAATTGCTTTCATTAAAATTTCCTGACCACTTGTACCCAGTTTTTTTCATCCAATCTATAGCGTCGTAATTGTATGGCTTACTGTGCTCTACTGTAAGATAATGTATATCCCAATTTGGATAGATTTTTTCTAAGTCGGGCAAGTCACGAGTAGCAACTATAACTCCTGGTTTAAGAATACTGTAAACTCCGTCCATGTGCCAGCCGTATCTTGTTATTTTTACTTTGTATTTGTTTTCGTCAAACCATTGTAACATTTTTTCTTCAGTGCTTTTAGACACGTTTGAACTAATATCCCAGTGAATTTGTGTTCCACACCTGATGATGTTACCGCTTGATATGTCGTCTTGCATAAACCATTTTGTATTTTTCCGATCAATGTTTTTTAAAATATTTGTGTACCCGCCTATAATCTTGCCTACAAACAATTGCTCTCCCAACACTGTAAAATAATCACGAGGAGATATTGGCGGTCTTTGATTATGATCTGTGATTGCTTCTGGCCTTACACAATTTACTCCCATTGACTCTAACACTTGAATTAAATTCTGTATATCTTCCTCAGTGTTGTGCATAGTTTCCTTTAGGATATCTGGAACGCTCTCAGGACTGTGTCCTCTACCAACTATGCAGTGTTTCAACGGATGAAAAGTTGTATAACCTTTTACAGGTATCATTTGTTAAGTATACCTTTACCGTGTACCCTTACCCTTATATGACCATTGTAATATTGTTCGCTTAACAGCACGCCTTTTGAAAATTGTTCGTGTGCTTCCCAATAATTACATTCTGCTTTACTTTTACAATATCTTAAAATAATTCTGTTAAATTTAGATTTGCCAAAACGTTTGATGTCGGCGTGTAAGGCATCACTGCTACCATAGTAGTCTTTCCAGTCGCTGTCCACAGCGCCGCGAATTCTTTTGCGTATTTTTTTTCCGTTTTTTTGCGTATGCATCTTATAGCGTAAGGTTTTGAATTTGGCTAGTTTCTTTCCAATGTATCTGCGATTGTTCTCAAGGCAGATGATTTCATACACAAAACCCACACAATCTTTTGGTAATTGTTCAACTCTAGTGTTTTGATACTGCCATGTCATTGTGGTATTTAAAGTCAGAAAAGTTGACCATGCAAATAATCTGTGTTATATACAAGTGATAGGCACACCACAAATAGCACACAAAATCAACAGGCACACATAGCATCGCAATCAGTGAGCAGGGAAATGCGGCTACACAGCGACAGGTGAATCCCTTGATGTAAATGCAAAAATGAAGAGGCTCTGGGAAACAGATCCAACCTCAGGTAGGCATGAACGTATCGTACAAGGGTCATGTCTGCTCGCGTTGTAATGAATGAGCAAACGGGTACAGCACAACCGCCCGACCAAGGTAGCGATGTACGGTGACTGTGAACTCACCACAGGAGGTTCGGCTAGCAATAGCCGAATTGTGACTGTTCATCTACCACAGGAGACGCAACTAAAGACGAAACGAGCACAGCGAAGTTTCAGATGTGCGAATGCACATCTTTCCAGATCCATAACTATTTGTACAATGATTTTAGTATGGGATCACAGTCATGGCAAACAGGAACAGCAGGACCTTGTGGTGTGTAGACCTTACGCGATCCCCGAAAGTTACGAAGAAGCCGAAATGGTCGACAGCGGATGGTTGGCACTGGACAGGCCCATCTACCATGAGGGCAGACTGCAGGAGTGTTTCTACCAGAGCCGTAGCACACGCATACAACTAAAAAATTACCGTGCGCCCAAGACGGAGGCAACGCACCGCGGTGAAAAAATACAGATGATGGAGATAATACCCGAGGAGCACAACGTGGAGATGACCGGACTGCGACACGTGTACAACCGCTACATCAAGCGCACCAGGTTCAGAGATATCTATGATCCGTTTGTGTCCATACAGCCACGCGACAGTTTCCTGATCTATTACGTGGGCGACGTCACCAACATACTGGGTTTCAGCAAGATCAAGAGGTACTGGTTCCAGGAAGAACTGCTGAACTACAACAACCGCAGGGAGATACGCAGGATCAGACCGGACCAGTGTTATGCAATGGAGAGCGTCCTACACGCCAACACTGTGCCGATCAGCAGGATCACTGTGGACATGGAGGCATCATGGGCCAAGAAAAAAGGCATGAGCGAACTTTACCTCGGAAGCGGCTATGAGAGGTCCAGCATCTACAAGAGCAAGTTCAGAGGATTTCAATGGTGGACAGGCACCATGTGGAGCAGTGACAAGAAGAAGTACACAAGACTGTGTGAGCGTGACAGCAGTGTCAAGAAGATTTCCGATCTCGCCACTTGACCACTTCCGCGAGATGTTTTTTAGTCCAATTGTTATAGTAGTTTGTGTTGGTAAGTTGTCGGCTGAAACGATTGAGTTTGCTTAGTCGTTGAACCAGCAACAAGATGTATTTGCCATTGCTGAGACTCACACCCTTAACCTGTTCTTTTATCTTAGGATGATCCTCCAGCACCACAATGTCTTTTTTCATGTAGACAGAATTCAATTGCACAGCGACTTTTCTTGTGTAGTCCGGCTTCCATCTGGTACCTGGTAGTATCATGCAAAGCACCTCGTGTTTGTCAAACTCGTGTCTATCTATCCAGGTCCAACAATTGCTGTCTGGTTCTTCGTCTTGTATGGTTCTAAAAAATATCTGCCCCTGTAGTCTGGCCTTTTGTGCAAATGGACACGGTGGCATGTTGCCAAAGACAGGATGAGGTATCTCCACAAATGTCTTTATCCAGTTGGTAATGTAATCTTTAGGACTGATCTTCTGACTGGTCTTCTGTCTGTTCTGCTTCGCCATCTTTTTCCTCAGTCTCTTGTCCCAATTCTCTTCTGAAACGTGAAATCTCATTGGTAAGTTCTTTTATTTCTTCTTCCTGTTCGCGTATTTTCTTTCCGCAATGGCTTACATCATCCACAGATTGTTCAAGTTGTACAAGCACCTGCTTGATACGACTTTCTTTGCTTTTTAATTTGGCAAGCAGATCGTCTTTCTCGTCGGTGAGTTCTTTTATTGTGTTTTTCAACTCTCTAAGGAGATCCTTCTGTGACATATGAAATTATATATTAATACGAGTGTGTATCATTAAGTTAGTATATTTAAATATTATACATTATTTAGAAGAAATCTCTACCTGATTTTTTGGTAGTTTCCAGATTCTCTTTGACGATTTTTGCCACTATCTTGCGTTCTTCTATGTCCATGTTAAGAGATTCTTGGTAAGTTACACCTCCACGCATAAACCAACATATTTTCAAAAGTTCATGTTTTAGGTTCTTGATGTCTGATTCTAGTTCCTTGAGATATTTTATTATTTCAGAATCCGCGAGTGCCAAAAGTCTTATACGAAAAAATTTGAGTTATCAAACGTCAACGGCACTTCGAAACTAACCGGCGCTCCTTTTTTTATCTGTTCGTCTGTGGATTTAAGTTTGATAGGTTTGACCTGTGCTTGGTTCCTGATTACAAGCATTTTATTTTGAAGGTCGTTCACAGTTTTAGTATCTGCGTTGTTTAAGAAT